GTTAAAGGATCCCACTCGACTTCTGGCGCTATCAAGCTTACCATGCCGAGTTCTGGCGAGACAACTTCTCCGCCGCTACTGTCCCTAGATCATTCCGCATGCGGTTCTAGGGCTAAACCTTGTTACGAGTGTACTAAGTACGCTCGTGATGAGAAGGTGATTGTCACGAACGGGTTAAGACTTGTTCGGATTCGATTTGGGATCCCCCAGACCGAATTACCGGATCTTGCAGTTTCTGAACTGCCCCGTTACCTTCTCTTCTTACTTAACGCTGGTAAGGTGCGGACCAGCGTGCCATTCCCCCGCAAACAGAGTTTCAAAAACTCTCAGGGGAATGACGGTTTCTGCCAACTGCAGAGACTGTGCCGACGAGACCGTTGGAATTTGGCTCACTCTTTGAACTCAATCAAGAGGAACCTTCCCTCCGGATGCCGTTGGCACACACCCTCAGCGCGACCTGCTTGGGAGCAGACCGCGTTTTCCTCCCCCCCTCCCGTATCTCCTGATTTCTTGCGATTCGTTCGCAAAGAAGTTCGGAAACTCTTTCCACATGGCTGGGATCGTACGTACATATCCCACGTAGAGAGCCATGTTCCTAATCCCACTTCCCGTTTCGAGAAGGAACGAGCTGACATCCTTATGTCTCGCTCGGGGTGGAAAGATTTCCGCCGTAGGTGCATCATCGGCAAGCTAGATAGCTATACCTTTGAAGCACGGTACAAGGAGGTCATGTCAGCTGGCAAGAAACGGCCACTTGTGATTTATGATCACAAAGTGGACTATCTCGCCCCGCTGCACAAGACCATCAACCGCGCTTTGGGCCGGCACTCTTGGGTGCTCTACGGTCCGCCTACGGAACAGAAGATTTCATCTACCGCCCGGTATACCAACAACACTAGTGTTGATTTGGTGTCTGCCACAGACAACCTCTCTCTCGAGGTTACAGAGGCAATACTGGGCTCTATCCTCGCCAAGAGTTCATTGGTGCCGGCCGGTATTAAGTTACTGGCCTTTGCATCTCTTTACCCTAGCGTAGATGGACGTGAGGTCACTCACGGGCAGATGATGGGAACCTACCTTTCCTTCCCCCTCCTCACTCTTCACTCTTACCTCGCCGCCCGTTGGGCTACCCGAGGGATGGAGTCTGAGGTACTCGTAAACGGAGATGATACACTAATCTCCTCGAGTTCGACAGTGTCACCCGATATGTACCCACCCGGGTATCAGTTGAACGTCTCAAAGACGATCTTCAATTCGGAAAATGTGGCCGAGATCAACTCGACGGTATTCCTCAAATCGAGGGGGAAGTGGCGCGAAGTACGCCACTTACGTAGAGGTGGGTTTCTTACCGATTTTCCTGGAATGATGCACGCTGCATCTTCCGTTCGCCACTCTGTGGCATGGACCGACGCCTTCGTGCGCAGTCGGATCGGTAAGAAGTGGGGGTTAACTCCCTCCCAGCTTGGCCTTAACAGGCTCTCCTACCCTGCTTACTGCAGGGACAGGGAATTTGCGAATCGGCGTCTCCATACGGAGATTCCCACCGATGATAAGGTGTCGCAAACCAAGCTCTCCAGTGTCTCACGGCCACTGGATCCCGACGAACAGCTCGCAACAACCATTCATATGGTCGACAACGGACGGGAGGGGGGAGCGAAGAGGGACGTATTCTCGCCTAGTGTAGGCGAGATACGGAGAACTTTCCACTACCGAAGAACCAGGTTGTGGAGGTACGGCACTTTCTTAGTCCGTATCGCTCAAGAAAAGCTGCAACCTGCAGCGAAGGTTCAGCCAAGATTTGTGCTCTCTGAGTACGTTTCTATGGCAGAGGAGAAGGCTATTCGTGCTTTGTCTGAAATTCAGATAGAGCAAGCGGACGAATAGTGTGACACACAGGCTTCCTATTTTCTTCGGAAAGTCGCGGGGCACAAGATGTGTGATTTGGGAACCCTGTCCCCTATGATTGCCAGACGGCGGGTATTGACCGAGTAGAATGCTTACAACATCCCGACAGTGTAATTACCCATGGTATCGTCCATGGTCTCTGTTCGACTGATGTTCAGTTCGAAAACTTGCCCATTAAGTTACTTCGGTAGCAACTGTCCTGGTGGGAGACATGTAGGTGAACGGTACAGGCCTTACTGGAAGATTGAGATGTGTTGAGTCACATCGTATCATCAATCAAGTAAGCTAGGCGTGTGCTCAGTAATGACGCCCTCTTCGCAGCTCCCTTGTGTAGGGTAGGAAGGCACGAGACGG